ACACTTACCCAGGGTTCGCCTGCTTCAGTAGCAAGATCTTTTTCACTTTTGCGAGGTTTTGTTTTTGTTGCTTTTACAGGTTTAGGGTTACCTAATACTGCTTTTTTAATTTTATCAAACATTACATTCCTGCTTTTCTTAGTTTTTCTATGTCAACTGGATGTTTCATTGCACGTTCTAATGGTGTTTGCGCTTTTGCTTCTTTGTGTATACGTTCAGGATCCAGATCCGCTTCAATGCCCATTGGATTAATGCTAGGTGCCCCACGCATTTCCGAAGAGGCTGATGTGTAGTCTTGGCGTGAAGCGCCAACCTCGCTCCATGCAAAGTTCTGCGACTTGCTGAACATTGAGTGTATACTCTTCACTACGTCCGCCCAACGGCATACAATATACTGCACAGTTAACGTCTGCGTCACGGTATGCTTGAACAGCATCTGCAACTTCGTCCACATCCATACTATCAGCGACAACAAACTTGAGATAGAGTTCACTGTTATTAACACCAGCGTAATCGGCAACAATCCCAGGCTTAATAGCATCAGTTTGAGATTCTCCGCTAACTGTAAGTTTCGGGGAACAACTCCAAGTGACAGTAAATCGCTCTTGATTGTTGAGATAGTTTCTAAAGTCTTCCCTAAGGGATTGAGTAGCATTTGTTTCAAATGTGACATTCTTTAAATCCTTCATACGTGGATGTTCTAGTAGTTCTGCGTAAAATTTCTGCCATCCTAACAGTGGTTCTCCGCCTGTAAAAATGAGGTGTACGTCTTGACCGTTCTCCATAGTCCAACTGCCTTCAGGCGTGAGACTTAGTAAATGTTCTACAACTTCATCTACAGTTCTATCCATCATAAACTTTTTAAACTCTGGATAGATACTTGCATATGTATCACAGCCTGTGTGGATAATAGGCAAGTCATTAAACTTCTCTACTGTATTTACTATTCCACTATCCAGTAGTTCTTTGACTTCTGCATTGTGTTTTCCTTGTTCACTGCGCATTGGAGTACCTCTAGGAAGTCCAAAGTTCATACAACGAAAGTTACAACCGAATGTGCGTAGGAATACACTGGGTACTCCTACAAACTTGCCTTCACCTTGTACGCTGTAAAACGCTTCGCTATATCTTAGTTTCATACTAGTTCACTCCACTTACTAAGTTTTGCTCGCTTAACTTCTGCACGATCTTCTAGTTCTTGCCAACTAACAATATCCCATTCCTGAATAAGTTGCATCATGCAGTATACATCGCCGAGTTCTTCAACAAGATGCTCACGCTTTTTATCAAAGGTTCCCTGTCGTAATATTTTACTGCATACTTGTACTAGTTCGCCACATTCTTCTGCAGTGATTACCATTAGTTGTTGTCTTGCATCTAGTTCACGCATCATCTGCAAAACGCTCCTTGCGCACATTCCATGGTGTATAGATAGCACTGTTTGCGCCATGCTCGCTGCACTCTGCACTTTCGCACTGCACACGCCCTGCTGTTTGATTGCGCACAAGTTCATCTGCAAACCGCCATGCATGTTCTGCAAACTTTTCTGCACCAACACCATCCATCACTGTGATCTCTGCAAGACCAAGTTTCTCTAAATGATAAAAATCTTCCATGTGAGGATCTTCACTGTCAATAACAACTTTATGATCGAACTGTTCCTCGAGCCATTGCTTTAATGGTTTTAGGCCACCAAAGTCTTGTACCCAGTTGCGATGATCCAATTCACTTGCACTAAATGTAAATTTAAATGCTAGACTGTATCCATGCAAGAATCTGCAGTGTGAATGATCTGCATGTGGTTGACGGAACACTGCACTAAGACCAATGTTGTGTCCGTATGTTTTTGTTGAATAATGTGGCATAATACCTACTCCTATGTTATAGGGCGGAATGTTTAAAGACGGACGAACCTAAGACGTCTAAGTGTATTTTATGATTTATTACGCATTTTGTCAAGATGTTTTTGCCAAGCATCCTGTTTAACTGCTTGAACTGCAATAATACAACGCAGTTCTCCACAAGCACGTTGAGGACCTTTTCCAATATGTGGATTGCTTCCATCAAACACAATAAGTTTGCCTGCTTCAAACTTACTTATCTCTGTTTTCCTTGTATCTTCTCTGTTATAAACAACAGTTTCACCGCCCCAGTTGTCCTCCCAACGACGGTTAAGATACAGTACGCCTGTCAGACTTTCACCTGGTACAAGCCAATCATCGTGGATATCACCATCTTGTCCGTATGTGTTACCAGCAAGCATACTGCGAACCATAATGTATTCATCACCGCAGATATCCAGGAAACGGTCACCAACTTCTCTTACCCATTGGTTAGCATCTTCTTTATACTCACCGTTAAATGTATCGTAAAAAGCCTGCCCCCACATTGGATATACAGTATCATTGTTTGATTTTTGTCCAAAGAACCAACGAGGCTGACATACAGTACTGCCCCAAAGATTTTTTAGCATATTTTCATCAACCCAGTCCGGATATTCTGTAATCAAACTCATTCTTCAATACTCCATTCAATGTCATATCCACCTTTGCGATCACTGAACCAATCGTCTTCTCTGTCATAATCATGATTGTTTACAAACTCATAAAACTCATCTGACTCTTCGTCATAGTGTTTTTCAAATGCTTCCATGCTGCCAAATTCAGCAACGATATCTTCATCATCCAGATCATATGTCATATGACTGTGTACACTATGATATTCAATCTTTTTAATAATCATTACCACCACTCCTCATAAGGAAATACAATCCATGCTGGATCTTCTGCTTTGTTAATTTCAATACTACTATAATCTACATCAAATTGACTTGGAACATTATCTATTAGTGCGGCAAATCTTAGGTTGTTTTCTAACACCCCCCAGTCATTGCGTATCCAAGTAAATGTTTCGCCTGTGTCATTAATATCATCAATAATTAGAATATTGGTTCCACATGTTGCTTCGTCTATTAGCCATTCGCAGTGTTCTTTTTCATCACCATCACGCATGCGCACATCCAGTGTGAACATTTTAATTCCAAGATAATGACTAAGCATCATAGCGGGCCACAAACCGCCGCGAGTAACACCCACGATAAAGTCAGGACGCCAATCATCCTTGTACATCTGCTGTACAATGTCCAAGCACGAGTGCTTTATATCTTCTTGCGTGATGTATCTTTTATTTGTCATCTGCTTCTCCCTGGGAAACTAGTTCCTCCACTCTTTTTTGCATATAAACAACAATAGGTTTCATAGCAATACTGTATTTCATTTTTTCTTCAGCAAGTGCAATTTCTAGTTTTAGAATTGCTATATGATTATTTGCCATTGAACTCTACTTTTACTCCCTGAGCAAGTAGTTCTGCTTTTAGCACTTCTACTCTACGTTCCATCCAGCCTATTGCAGTATGAATATGCCCTGTGTCATGTGGTTGTAAACAACTCTTAGCATACACTATTTCTTCTTCTATTGCAATAACTTTTGCTGGCTTACTGATCATCCCACAATCCTTGAAACTACTTCTGCAAGGAATGTGTATATAATCACAGCAAATGCACTCATACAAAAAGCCATTACTAGTATTTCTAATCCATCATGGCTTTCATACCAATCTAACATTTTTCTAAACATAGTGTCTCCTTAGAAGTTTAAGTTTAAGTTAATACCGCCGCGCTTTTCAATTTCGCTGACGCTATCTATTTTGTTGCGTAGTTCTGCAAATGCTCGAACATTACCTTGTATGCCCAGCATGTTTGTAACAGTGTCTACTTGTTTAATGCCAGTTTTTGTAATATCAAACTTGTAGTAGGTACCCAAATCAATCTCACGATCTGAGTTGCGGAAGTCCACTGTTTGTAGTTCTGTAATTACATTACCGTCCAATGTTCTGCTAGTAGGCACACGGTAAGTAAACTTTGCACTTTCGACTGTAACTGGTTGACTTACTGCAAAGCCCAGTGTATGTCCTTCAGCGGGAGCAAACTCATAACCCGCAGTAGCAGTGGTACTTATTACATTTTCTGCATCTACCATCATGCTGTTGTTCATATCAAAGTTTACACTGGTATAACCTATTCCAGCCTGTGCGTAAAAGCCACCGTTAGTATAGTTGTAGTTAGCATAGACTGTGTTACTGTCTGTAGTTGTACCAAGTGTACCTTGGAAACTATTGCCCAAGTAATGCCCAGTGCTGTTACCAACTCCGACTTCAATGTTGCTGTTTTCTGTTAATGCAAAAGGTACTGCCACATGTTGATCATTGTTCATGTAACCTGCAAAGTAGTTTATTGCACCCATTTGCTCTGCAACACTAGCAGTTCTAGTATCAACATCCTGTGTCATATCACCGAGGTCAATATAAAAGTCACGCTCGAAACTGTCAAGTACCATAACACTTGTAAGTGCCTGCATCTGACTTGCAGCAACACCCGCTACGTTTGCACCACCTGCTACTGCACTAACGCCTCCGTTGGTACGTCCTGTAGTAGGAATACCAGTAGCACCCACAGGGCGTGTAGCAGTGTCCATGTCCAACAAACCTTGTCCGTGAACGTTTTCATCGTAGCCTGCAATGTCCTTGTTGCCAGTTACCAAAACTAACTGTACCAAATGCTTGCCTTTCATGTGTGGCCACATCTGATGTAACACTGCAATAGCACCTGTAACAACAGGAGCAGCCATTGAGGTACCGCTCATTGTAACATAGCCACCATTTTCTGCTGTGCTAGTAATTGCTGTTCCGTTAGCCATAATGTAGTAGTCTTTGATCTTTGCGGCATCAATACACACACCGTTCTGCATAGTTGCACAAACTGTGCCTGCTTTGTTGCTTGAACCGTTAATCTTGTTGTTGTTTTGGTCCCAGTTACCAACAACGATCATTTGACCATCAAGTATAAGGTTACCATTTGCATCAGTAGCAGTAGCCATCTGGTTCATGCCTGCGCTGTAATCCCAGCCTGCGTTGCCTGCTGCTTTAACAAGTACCTGCTCATTACCAAGTGCGGCTTTCCACTTTACTGCTTCATTAACAGCACCGTTGTAACCATGCTCACCATAGTACCAATGTGTGCTATAGTATACGCCTTCTGCTTGCTTTACAATGCTTTTGCGAAATGCACTGTCGTAGTTCATTTCTGCACTAACATTGATAGCAGCACTGCCCAGGCTTTGTCCCCATTCAGCAGCCTTAATTGCATTACTGAAACTATAACTGCTTCCACCAGAAACTTTTGCAATAGCAAGATCTGCATCAAATGCTGCACCGTGCATACCAACACCATTTTTTTCAGCACCAGCAATACCTGCAACGTGTGTGCCGTGATTAGAACTAGTTGCTACTCCAGTGCCTGTAAAGTCTTTTGTATGCTTAATGTTGCCATCTAAGTCTGTGTGTCCAGTATATGCACCTGTGTCTGCAATCACAATAGTTGAACCTTTTCCAGTCCAGCCTCGGCTGTATGCTACATCAAAGTTACTAACACTGAGTTGTTTGTTGCTTATGTAGGCAAACTCATCTGTCTGATAATGTCCTGCATCCGCAACATATCCAGGAGTGCGTGTGCCCATGTCCGCATGGTCACTTTCTTCTACATAATCATCTTGTTTTTTGCCAGTAGAATCGCGAGCAATCTCTAAACGTTCTACTCGTTGTGTAGCAGTTGGATACTTTGTAACAGGCTCTCTGTAACGCAATGCTTGAAGTGTAAGTTCCTCAACAACACTACCATCACTGTATGTGGTTGTTGTATAAGTGTCTGTTGCATACACATGAGTGTGTGTTTCCGGAGTAATAAAAGTTGTTACCCTGTAAGTTACAGTATAGTCGCCTTCTTGTACACTCTCAACATCCGTGCTGTATATCTCTTCTGGCAATGCCACCTTGTCCAAACGTAACCAATACTCTGCTTCTGTGCGTGTTTCTTCACTTACAATTGTAACAACTTCTTCAGGAGTTTCTTCTGCTACTTCATCAACAGGCTCTTCTTCTTCAACTGGCTCTTCCTCAACAGGAATGTCTTCTTCAGGAGTTTCCTCTACCGGCTCTTCAACTACTGGCTCTTGTTCTACAGGTTCTTCCTCAACTGGAGTCTCTTCTACTGGCTCTTCGACTACAGGAGTGTCTTCAACTGGTTCCTCAACTACTGGCTCTTCAGGAGTTTCCGGAATTGGCTTTTCTACAATACCTTTTTCATCTTTAAACTGTTCAACAGTCTTTTCACCTTTACCAATTGCTTCAGCAAAGTCGGGATCGTCATTTTGTGCAAGTTGTTTTAGTTCAACAAACGTGTCATTTTCATCATTGTATTCGCCACTGTCTACTAGTGCAGACCAAAACCCTTCTTTACCATCATAGTAAAGTGCTTTGTAACCTTTAAGCATATTCCATGCTTGCTTTAGTGTGTAGGTAGTACCGTTGATATCAACATTATACTTTGCAAGTTCTGCTGTATCAATGTTGCTGTTTGCATTTACCCATTCAAAAACTTCAACAGTTTCTTTAGCATCTACCATGCCATCCTGGGATACTTGCTGTATAACACTGGCAAATCCACTGCTAATACTGTTTGTATCTACACTGCCCAAGTTTGTAATTGTAATAGGAGTAGTTCCAGGTGTGCCACCACCTCCACCACCACCGCCGCCACATGCAGCAAGAGCAGTTGTACTAGCCAATAAAACAGTTGTAAAAGATTTACTTAACATTTGACACTCTCCTAAACCTCAACTTACTATTCATAATAGCACAATTTAAAGGTACGTCAACCTATTATTTGGTTATTTTATCCCAAAAACCGTACTTTTCTAACAGTACTTGATAGTCATCATATGCTTTTTTAAGGTCTGCGTGTTGCTCTCTAAGTTGCTGTTCTTTAAGATCTGCTTGTACTTTTACTACGTCTTCGTACACAGGATACCCATGCATGTCTACATTCCAAGTTATATTTTTAGGATCAATTTCTATGCTATTGTCATCTTCATCAAAGATATAGTCACTGCCCATTTAGTTTCTCCCATGTAACATACTTGTCTTGCTCTGTGAGGAACGCTGTATACATTTCTCGTAGTTTATCAGACTTTTGCATGATGTTCCAGTCCGGAGTACACTGTAGAAAATGCAACCATTCTTCAGGTTTAGGCATACCGGTACCGGGAATAAATCCCTCAGGATCGCCGCCTATAATCCAACGTTTGATATGACGCAGATCAGGATTTGTATATCTTGCATATACAAGGCCCGCGGCACGTTCATATACTAGTGGTTCGCCAGGTATGTTGTGATCAGGATTGGTATTCTGTTGCTGCATAAAACGGTACTCCTTGCTGTATTATACTTTTACTGCCACCTAAATAAGTCAAATCCATTGCAACAGCAATGGCAACTGGTGTAGCATGTAGTTCATATATCATATCAATGGCTGCTTGCATAGTGCCGCCAGTGGCCATCAAGTCGTCTATAATAATAACTCTATCGCCTTTGTTAATACTGTCTTTTTGTATTTCCATTGTAGCAGTACCATATTCAAGTTCAAATGTATTGCTTACTGTAGCACCAGGTAGTTTGCCCTGTTTGCGACATAACACTAGCGGACAGCGTGTCCTGTGTGCAAGCACACCAGCAAAAATAAAACCCCTAGCATCCAATCCTACAATTTTATCGCAGGGCATATATTTTAGCAAGTTATCATACATAAAGTTGTTTACAAGTCTTAAGCCTTCACCTGCACATAAACTTGCTGTGCATTTAAAGTCCACACCCTCTTTGGGAAAGTCCTGATAACTTCTAATGTATTGTTTAAGATCTAAATAATGTTTTATCATGGCATAGTAAACAGTGCGCGAACACCGTCCGTGGTAGGCTTTCTAGCAAACACAGTCCAACAATAAACATCTTCTCTGGCATGACCTTCTTGCTCCAAGAACTCTCTAAAACTAGTTCCTGTTGTATACACATCATCGCATATGAGAAACTTATGATTGGGATCGTCAGTACAGTATGCATTAAGTGCAAAACCCAAGGGCGAACCACCACGTGGAATACCAATTGCTGCCCTAAAAGGTTCAGTTTGATATTCCATGATCATTTTTGCTAGTGCAGCCCATTCATCATTTGATATAGCATCACACTCAATTTTCCAACTCATAGGAATGCCTGCATGACTGATAAAGTCTACTTTTTGAAATAAATCCATGTTAATAACTCTGTGCTAAACGCCACATCAAGTATTCCTTGCTTTCAATAGGATCATACTTGTTTGGCTCGTTACGCAAGTTCTGCACAATAGTTCCTGGTGTAGGATCTACAAAGTGTGGCATGCTGTAACGTGTTTGGTCAATGTGTGTGTTTACTACTCTGTGCTTGGTGCTAACAAAATAATCATTGGTCCAACGCTGTAGTAAATCGCCTATGTTAACTACGACACCATCTTCTGCATAGGGTACGGGATGCCAAGCACCTCCTAAATCCTGTACTTCAAGTCCTGGCACATCATTGATCTGCCATAACAGTGTGATGGTGCCGTAGTCACTGTGTTCACCTATACGCATCTGCTTGTCCTCTAGTGGACCAGTATACGCAGGGTAGTGAATTACTCTAGTAGTATTATAGGGTTTTAGATGTGCATCTACTAGTGTAGTGCCACAGTCTAATATTGTATCAAACTTCTCTAATATCTTTAATGTAAGTCTATCTGCAATATCTATTGATTGGAGAGCAGTTGCTTTAAAACCATTTATGCCAGTTGGCCATAGTTCCTCTGGCATTCTACTGTTGTTATAATTAAAACTTTCTTTAATATCTTTGGGGGCGGTTGGATCTACATTCTCATCGCCAACCATGCTATATCCCAAATTATTTTCTTTTTGATATTTGTATTTTTGTTTTGTTTCGGCATCAATATCAAAAAAGTCCTGCATCAGTTTCCACCATACAGTCATATCTGTTTGATCTTGCGTGTTTAATGAATTGGTAAAGACTGCAAAGCCTACAGTTGTGTATGCATCTCTGATCTCATCTAGTACTGTATCCCCGGTAAAATCTATAACTGGAATCATTGCGGAAGGTCCTTGTATCTATGTGCTTTAAAGCAACTGTTTTGTTCGCCTGTAATAAATTCGTTAAGTGGCTTTGGGTATTCTGCAAAGTCTGGAATAACGTATTCCCAACAAGTTTCGCCTTCAGGTGTAACTTCAAACAGTCTTCCAAATGCACTTTCACATATAAATGTATTGCCGTTCCATAATCTTTGCGCACTGCCCATATATGGACTAAAGAAACTAGGAGGCATGTCATCTACATAACTCCATGCAAGTTCCTTTGTTGCAAGATCATACTCAACAATACGACTATGATGCACACCAGGACGAATGTTTCCATTGCAAAATGCAAGTAACTTGCCATCGTTTACTGTAGGACAATGTTGTTGTGCAACATTAGGATATTCTAGTTCCCAAACTATTTCATCTGTGTTCATATCAACAGCAATAATGCCACTGCATACACGCAAACTTAGATATACTAGATTGTCAACTTTGTGTACACCATTAATCATGGGCCAGTGATCATCGTAGAAACATTGGTGTATAGGATATCTTTGCATTGATAAATGCTCCCAGGCACGCCATTCCCACACAGTTTCACCTGCACGATTAACTTGCTTTACAATGTCGCTTTGTTTGCCATTGTGTTCTGCCGCAACTGTGTATATTAGCCCATCTTCTAGCCACTGTGCATCATGGTGATGATAGATGTCCTCGTGTTCCCAAACAATATCACCATCCCAAGTTGCTTCCATAAAATGTCCACCATGCCAGATGTCCCACGGAGCATACAAGTTAGCACTTGTACCATGGCTACCGTTGTAGCCCAAGTTTCCGTTTGGAAGTAGCACTGCGTCACGTCCGGGACGCACAGGCATTTGCCATTTGTGATGTACATGTCCTGATGCATCTAGCAGTATAACTTTTCCGTTTCCTGTTTGTGGTGCATACAGTGTGTATCCGTTTGCTGACTTATCAGTACTATGTGTAAGTCCAAGTCGCCTGCGTTTTAGTGTTGTCATACTATCCTCGTTGTTCACTCTCATGCCATTTGTGCATAAGATAATAACCTAAAGTGCTTATTGTTGCAAAAAATGTAAACCCTAACAATGTTGTAGCAGTGATCAGAGCCATAACTAATGCTGTCTCAAGTTCTGCTTGTGCATATATAATTTGCACACCTAATCCACCATCTTCACTGCCACTTCCAATAATGAACTCTCCTACAATTGCTCCAATTACACTTAGTCCTGCACTTATCTTTAGCCCTGAGAATATAGCAGGAAGAGCAGCAGGTACTCGTAATTTAAAAAAACTAACAATGCTGTTTTTACTGTGCATTTCAAATAATTCCACTAGTGTAGTTGGTGTAGATTTAAGTCCTAGTAGTGTGTTATTGATGATTGGAAACAAACTTATTATTACACTAATAATAATTATACTTTTCATTTCAAACCCAAACCATAATACAATTAGTGGAGCAACTGCAACTACTGGCACTGTTTGTAACAGTATTGCATATGGGTATAAACTACGTTCAGCAACGTGATTTAAACTCATTATAGTTGCTACTGCAAAACCAATTAGAACAGCAACGATGTATCCTGTAAATGCTGCTTCAAATGTTTGTGCAAGTCCTGTCATAATAATGCCAAAGTCACTAACAAATGTGCTTGCAACTGCACCTGGTGTTGGTAACAAGAACGGCATATTATATATCGTTGCACCTATATGCCAACTTAGTATAAATGCAACCAGTATAAGCACAGGCGGCAATGTACGTTTTATTTCCATGCTCTTAACTTTCCTGATATGTTGTTACATACTGCACTAAACTCTGCAGTTGATCTTAGTTTTGGTGTGCGCTTGCTAAAAGGAATGTCAACTATGTCTGTGATCTTACCTGGGCGCGGGCTCATTACTACAACACGGCTACTTAGATATACTGCTTCTGCAACATTGTGTGTAACTAGTATACTAGTAAACTTGTGTTTACGCCAAATTTCATAAATTTCTTCTTGTAATACTTCGCGAGTAAGTTCATCTACTGCGCTTAGTGGTTCGTCTAATAACAAGTACTCTGGCTCTAATACCAAACTTCTTGCTAGACTTAATCTCATTTTCATACCGCCACTTAGTTCGTGTGGATAATGATTCTCAAAACCTGTAAGTCCAACCTGTGCTAGTGCTTGTTCTGCTTTAGTTTTCTTATCAGGTGTCTTTTCTAGTTCCATTAGCAGTTCAACATTGCGTTGTACTGTGCGCCATGGCAATAATGCACTGTCTTGAAATACAAATGCGCCTTTACCGGGCTTGGTGACAACACCGTTTGTGCTTACTAGATCAGCAATAATCCTAAGTAGGGTAGACTTGCCACAGCCTGAAGGTCCAACAATACTGATGAACTCGCCTGTGGCAATATCTAAGTTTACTTCTGATAATGCTTGCTTGTTTTCAAAGTGTTTACTTACATTTTGAACAGCAATCATTTTGTTTTTCCTACTCGCAGTTGCCTAAAAATGAAAGGTTATAACTTGCTTTTGGATCAAAGTCTGCTGGAATAACATCAACCTGCTTTAGTTGCTTGGCATTCTCTTCCCAACGTGCAGGAGTCATACAACCTAGTTTGCTATAGTCTTTTGGAAGAAAGTCCTTCTTCATTAAATCAATAGCATTCATGTGGATTGCTCTGTTAACTTTTTTACTCTTACTAAGAATAAAATCCGCAGTTGGCTTTGGGTTGTTTAAACTCTTTACAAAAGACTTTCTTAATTGTGTGATTACCTTTTGTACTAACTCTGGGTTTTCATCAATCATCTTCTGTGTAGTAAACAAAACACTGTAAGGTCTATAACCTAAAGACTCTAGTGTAATCTGCTCAGTTGGTACACCTTTTGCAGCAAGTCTAGCAGGTAAGAAAAGTGAATATCCTTGTTGGAACATTTCTTTTTCCCTTGCAAACAAGCCTAAGTCACCTTTAAGTGGAAATTCGTCAGCACTTACTCCGTACTCAGCCTTTACCCACTTCCAATATGTTACACCCATCTTAACAGCAAAACGTCTGCCGTCTAAGTCCTTTACAGACTTAATGCCTTGGTCTGGATGGAATACTAGTGTGTAAGGAACGTGATTTAAGTTAGCCATAATAGCAACTAAGCCTGCACCTTTGCTGTTAGCCATCATAACACTGTCTGAACCCTGTAGACCAAAGTCTGCTTGTCCAGCCGCAACCATTGCTGCAGTGTTAATTTTAGGGCCACCTGACTTGACTTTAATTTTTAGATCCGCAGACCATTTTGTATCAAATTGTGCTTGCCAGAAAACACTTTGGTTACCTTGGGGGAACCAATCCATAAGAAGTGTTACTTCTTTTGCTTGAGCGGTAGTTGCCATTAGCATTGCTGCTAGACCAACTGCCATATACTTAAATAGTTTCATTGTTTTTCCTTTCTAATAGATGGTGTTCTTTAACTAAAATGCTTCACCTTATTTTGGTACTGTTGCGTTAATGCCTTCAACGTAGTACATCATCTGATTCAATTGTAAATCAGTTGCTACTTCACCGTCTGCAAGTTGTAGTTTACCAGTGTTGTCTTTGAGTGGGCCAGTAAATGCAAAGTACTTGCCTGCTTCAATAGCATCTTTGATTTCCTGTGCTTTTGCTTGTACGTCTGCTGGCATATTAGTAAACGGTGCCATTTGTACACTACCGTCATCCATATGACCAAAGTAGTCACCTGTTTTCCAAGTGCCATTCATTACATCACCGACACGCTTAATATAGTAAGGACCCCAGTTGTCAATAGTTGCTGTCAACTGTGCTTTAGGAGCAAACTTAATTTGGTCACTTGCTTGTCCAAAACCTAGTTTTCCTTCTGCTTGTGCAGCCTGCAATGGAGCAGGGCTATCAGTGTGCTGTGCAACCATGTCACAACCTTCAGCCATCATAACTGTTGCTGCTTGTGCTTCTTTGCCTGGATCATACCAAGTGTTTGCCCAAGTAATCATGATTTCAACATCTGGATTCATTTTCTTTGCACCCAAGTAATATGTGTTAATCTCACGAATAACTTCTGGGATAGGGAAAGCAGCAACATAACAAATCTTGTTTGTTTTTGTCATCATGCCCGCAATGATACCTTGTACATGTCTTGCTTGATAAAGGCGTAGACCATATGTTGCCATGTTGTCTGAACGCTTATAACCAGTTGCATGTTCAAATGCTACATCTGGAAACTCCTTTGCAACTTTAAGCATTGATGGCATATAGCCAAAACTTGTTGCAAAGATAATATCTGCTCCGCCTTTTGCCATTTGACGCATAACACGCTCGGCATCTGGACCTTCTGGCACACTTTCAACAAATGCTGTTTCAACTTTGTCTCCGTATGCTTCTTCTACTTGCTGACGACCAATGTCATGACGATACGTCCAGCCATGGTCACCAATTGGGCCTACATAGATAAACCCAACTTTTACTTTGTCTGCTGCAACTGCACTAAATGTCATGCCAAGCACAACTGCTAGTGAAATTACCAGTGTTTTAATCATATTCATTTCGATCTTTTCCTTTCGAGGGTTTTTACTGGAGGTGCTCGAATCCTCCGTTTTTTTACTTTGTTAAGGGTACTACAACAGTACTATCGTTATAGTCGCCGTCGCTACTATACGTTCTCTCAACAGTATGCTTGATTAACTTGTCATCACGCATGTAGTATGATGTAAGTTCTTGTCGAATAACCCCGTCGGGTATATTGTTAAAGTGTTCTAATAGTGGTCCGTCATTACTCATATTTAACTCCTGTGTAAATCTAATGTTGCGCAGTGATGCCCACCGCCAAGTGTTCTCGAATGTGCAAATGGAACAGTGTAACTTAGTACTCCATTTGCTCTTAATGCTTGCTCTAGTTTAGGACAGTCATCAATTACTGCCAAGTCTGGTCGAATCATAAAGAAGTTCAGTAGTATATAGTTACTTGCGAACGCCTCACCAGAAAAACTTTTCTGTGTTAGATCTTCATCACCTAGCCAAATAACTTCCCAGTCTTTAAAACACTTGGGCAGTTTTTTCTTTGTGACACGATCCTTGTTTACTACAACAAGTCCATCTGCAACAGGACTAAATGTACTGTCAATGTGTACACCGCCATATGTTTTTGTAACTTCTACTGTGTGATTAGGAAATGCTGCTTGTAACCAGCGGGCACCTTTTCTGTTACCGCTTACACTTTGTAAATATAGCAGTGTATTGTCTAGTCTGCAAACATTAGCAGCATCAAAAAATATACCCTTGTTGCGTGGTACAGTTAGTACACGTTTTGCATCTTTTAGTACAAAGTCCAGATATTTAGACTCTGCATTACGCATTGGATACTGCATATTACAATCCAAAACAGTATCGCCTATTACAAGTAACCTATCGCGTGGACAATAATTATACATTCCACCTGTCCAGGTAAAATCATGTTGTTCTGGGCGATAAACTTTAACTTTCTCTTGTTGTAAAGTTCTAACCAAACGGTCTAGATCCATGGTTGCCTGTGCTAATATATCATTACGATAGCCACCAGGTTCCTCAAAGTGTAGCCCGTCAGGTTTATATGCACCTAGTGCGTCACCGACTACTACACTTTTTAAGGGAGACCATTCATTTGTGGAATGTATTTTTATTTTAGACCATGGAAACATTATTTGCCACAAGCAAACTCTTGTTGGAGTTTCACGTTGTCAGTAAATTCTTTCTTCACTGATGGATCTTCTTTAAATGCACCGCGCAACACTGTAGTTTGTGTTAAACTACTATGCGCTCTAATGCCTCTGTTCTCACAGCAACCATGTGTTGCTTGTACATAAACACCAACGTGTTCTGTGCCAGTTTCTTTCTGAATTGCATTTGCAATCATAACGTTTAGATCTTCTTGTAGAGTGCCTCGCATAGCACACCATTGTGCTATTCTTGTGTACTTACTTAATCCTAGTAGTTTAGGACCTGCAATGATACCAATATATGCAACACCTTTTACAGTCTGGTGATGATGCGAACACAAACTTGTAAGTTCACTGCGTACTACAAGCATGCCTTCATAGCCACCTTCAATGTAGTTGGGGAAACTACTTGGGTTAGGCATTGGATCATAACGTCCACTCATAATCTCATTGATATACATCTTAGCCATACGCCTTGCAGTATCTATGCTGTTAGGATCTGTATTGATATCAATAAGTAGACTTTGTAATACGTTTTCAAAGGCAGGTACTGCCTCGTCAATTAGTTGTTGCTTCTCACCTTCTTCAATGTAATCAGCAATGTTATCGTTAGCCCAATATCTAACGTTGTTCGCTTCTAGTCGTTGTTTAATTAGATCGGAAGTCTTTCCCATGTACTAAGTTCCTTTCTTTAGTAATATATGTATTGTAAGTTTATTTAGGTGATTTGTCAATATTAAGTTTGCTACAATCTGGATATTTTACTAGTTGTGATTGTTTATCTTTTAGTTCTAAATCTTGTAACATTTGTGTGCCTCGCAGTGCATCTTCTAATCGCATGTTATAATGGTAACCAATAACAAAGTCTTTTTGATCTTGCCATGGACTAATGTTTAAATCTCTACCATCATAAGCCATACGCTTCATTGCAGTGTATTCATGTAGTTTGTTTGTTAGGATTGCACCGCCGTGTCCTATTTCCAAACGTTTACTAGGTCCAAAACTTAAACATTGTAGTTGTCCTGCACGATACATGCCCTGTTCAAATGCTCTTGCACTATCCCAGATATTGCTTGGTGGAAAACGATATTCATATTCCCAGGGTTCGTGATCATAGTAAAAAGGAATGTTTAGTTTGTGTAACATCATAGGTACACTAAGATAAGTGTTTGCTGGACAAACAACAGGACCTGGTTGCTTGTATCTAAAGCAAATTTCTAATGCATGTGTACAACTATCTGTAAGCACAACATAAGGAGCACCTGTATACTTGCTTAGGTCTTTTTCAAAGTTAGTCAATGTTCCATAACTAAGACGCATTGACGCTTCCTGTAAGTTGTAGTGTGTAACGTTTATCTGTACCAATATTGGCTGCTAGGTGCGGAGTATCGCTTTGCCAAAAGATGTAGTCTCCTGCACGCCAATCTGTAACGGGAACACCATCTACTTCGCTGATGTGCCCACTACGCCAATCTTCTAAGAATACAACAACACGAACGCAGTCCATCAAACGAACGTTAAACAATTCTCTGTATTTTTTGTAAGTGTCTTTGTGTGTGGGGAGAATAACACCTGTGCCCATGCGATAGTAACTGGTGCCAACATCTTTAACATTGTAGGTATCTTCAAACCATTCAACAATACTAGCATTCCACGCAGGTTGTGTCTTTCTCATGTCACACAAGAATCCAGTGTAGTGACTTACAGGATGTACATATCCTTGACGCTTCCACTTTTGTACATCCAGCGGATTGTTAAACGCTTCGTGAGTATAGTCAAGTTTTGTATAACTTACTTTACTCCAAAAAGGATCAATGTGGCCTCTATGCCAACGATCGTGTGTTTCCGTAATGGATGACTTTATATCGTTCATCTTTAAATTTCCTCCAAGGATCAACAACTACGCTGCCTTCAGTCAGATAACAGTATAACTCATCTTCGTAGTTTTGTCTTGTATATTTGTATGTTGTCTCTGCGCTATGTGCTAGTAATGCAACTGCAGTAAATGGTCCACGTTGTGGACTTGTGTGAGGATCTACCATAATAGGATAGTAACCCAACTGTTCACAGTAGTGTGCAACTAGCAAACTATAACTGCCATCTTTGTAAGGCACATCCGGCTTGTATGCTACGCCGTGGATAAGCACAGGTAGATTGTGTTCCTTTGCTTGTGCTACTAAAAATTTTGCTAAGTTGTGTGCTTGTATTTCGCGAGCGTTCATAATAGCATCAAAAATGTCATAACCTAAATCAAGTTCCTGTGCCATGAAACGCAGGGCAATATTGTCTCTAGGATGGCAAGCACCGCCATCACCCATCCCAGCAGTCATGTACTGCGGGCTCATGATCCGTTTGCTTGACTCTGCCAGTGCTTGGGTAACCACATCAACATTGATATTGCCCTGCTTGACTGCGACATCTTGTATCATGTTTGCTAGTGTAATCTTTGTACTAATAAACGTGTTATAAAACACTTTGATACATTCGCACTCATCCCAGGTACCAACGACATACCTAGGATCATTTTCAACAACAGTTTTGTATAGGGCGATTAGTTCTTGTGCATCGCCTGACTGGTCACCATCTTCAGTGCCTATCATTACCATTTCAGGATTTCTAAAGTCCCAGGCAACACTGCCCATGGCAATAAGATAGGGATTGTATACAAACCTTGTATTGGTTACCAGTGGTTCTAGTTCTCTGCGAACTGTGCCAGGTAATACTGTGCTAATAAGCACAATCATTTGTGCAGGATTCATCACACTATCGCACTCGCGCAATACATCTTTTACAATGTCATAGTTAAAATCTTTTGGTTCTAAATGTGCAGTAGGAGCACGACCATCATAACTAGAATCGTGTGGAGTAGGAACAGCAACAAAAACAATCTTTGCAAACTTTACTGCTTCTGCAATACTGTGCTTTAGATCAACTAGTCCATGGGGATTATAAAATGTTCCGTCTCTTTTGATACTAGCAGGATCATATCCTGATACACTATGTCCTGCTTTTACTATTTCTTCTGCACAGGGCATGCCCAGTTTGCCGCATCCTATAAATGCTATGTTCATTTATTATACCATTTGTATGCAGTACTAATAATACTGTCTAAGTTGTGTTTTGGCTTCCACTTTAGGATTGTATTTGCAGCATCTGTGTCTGATATTAGCGTACTTGGGTCACCTGCACGAGGATCTCCATATTTTAAATTTACTGTAAGTGGTGTTACGCGATTAATACTTTCCACAATTTCTAGATTACTGTAGCCTCTTTCGCCACCTAAGTTGAATGTATGAGCACCACTAGTTGTTTGTAGCAGTTCAATACTATTTAGTATACCATGTGCAACGTCCTCGACATGCACATAATCACGCACACAGGTACCATCTGGCGTGTCGAACTCTTTACCAAAAAGTGTAAAGTCCTTGCCAGCCATGGTAAGTTCAATTGCTTTAGCAATGATGTGTGTAGCATTTGGTTCTTGCCCCATCTCACAATCTGAGTCTGCACCAGCGACATTAAAGAAACGTAAACTAACACTGTTTAAATTGTATGCAGTATAGTAGTCCTGCAATACAATTTCAATCATCTTCTTACTCCAACCATAAGGTGAACAAGGCTGTGCATTCATGTTTTCATGGCATACATCTTCACTGGGTTCACCATACACTCCTGCACTGCTTGCAAATACAAATGTACGCACGCCTGCTTCAACACAGTTGCCCAACAAGTCCAGTGTACCACCCACATTATTCTGATAGTACTCAGATGGATTCATTACACTTGGACCTACTAGGCTTGTTGCGGCAGCATGAACAACGGCATCCATGCTTGCTAACACTCCTACTGGAATGTTAGCGTAGGCGTTGATTTCAGATTGATGGTAGTAGTTGTGTCTCACGCTTCTACGATCGTTTGCAATAACCTGATGTCCTTGCTGTGTAAGCAGTTTGCATACTTGACTGCCAATATACCCACTTGAACCTGTTACTAATACTCTCATTAGTACTTGCTTTCTGCTACATGGTCACGATATCTATTGCCGCTTCGCAACCACTGTTCGCCATTGCCCTGCATAATATCAAGCATACGATCAATTGTGCCATCAGTCCAGTCGCTTATCTTGCCCATGTTTGCATTTGGCTCGCGTAATCCTTTGAGTATCTTTTTAATTGCATTTTCTTTACTCCAGGGCACATATAACCTTGTGTAATCATTTGCAAACGTTTCTGGAAAACTACGATACGCAGGATATACTACGTTACATCCAAGTGCATCTGCTTCACTTACAGTATTGCTTACCCAGTCTTGCAATGCACAGTTAAATAATACCTTACTGTCATTTACAATATTGTAGTAATCATTTTTCTGCAAGTCCTCATATACAACTAGATCACCAACACGTTTCATTTCTTCTGCACGTTCTAAATAGCGTGGATTGTTACTGCGCAATGGACCACCACTTAGTACTGCAAATTCAACATTAGGTTGTACTTGCTTTACCATTTCAATAATGTCCATAAAGAAGTCTGGTTGCTTCTCTTGATCAAACCGTGCAGCAAAAACTACACGATCTTTTCGCTCTGACCAAGGCTTAATGCTATTACCGACACGCTCTTGTACTTCTGCTTTGCCAAAACTAAGACCGCTAATGTTATAGATAGGAGCACTCCAGTTTGCAATACGCATGTGTGCAACCATTTCTTCATTGGTTGCTAGTATATGTACGTTTGGAATCTCGTTGCACATCTGTTCATACAAACTCATCCACTTGCTCATACCCCATACATGCACAAAGTCATCTGGATCTACTGCTTGTGCTAAACAACGCAAGTATATTGTAGGGCGTTGTTCCTCTGGAATCTGACACATAATATAAGGCAAACTTTCGATGCCAGGTTGAAACATGTCTTCGAAGAACACTGCATCCTCACCTGTACATTCGCCATTGCGCATCATCTGCACAAGATTCATAAGTTGGCTCATACCAAAATAACTGCGTCCATGTGCATCAAGCACTTGTCCTACACTAATACTTTTAGTATTGTCAATAGTTGTACCTGGCACAACAACATAATCTATACCACGTTTTGCGAAAGCACGTTCACTCCAGTCTTGCAACTGAAGTGTGTAACGTCCTTCATAGGGCTCAAGTCCCATATAAAAAAGTTTACGCATCGTTAATTTCTCCGACCGCTTTGGAACTTGCCTCCACCGCGGTTATCATTGTACTGACTCAAGCGAAACTTTGCATCACGCATCCAGTTTTTAGGAATACGAGTACCTGCTTTAAAGCGAGTGTATTCTGCATAACCAGGTGCATCTGCACGATATAAGTCTGCTTCATCATATGCCCAGCCAAATTCCTTGCAGAAACGCAAGTAGTCATCTAGGTCATTAAATACTTTAACAATTTCATTACTCATTGGTTTTCCAGCCACGATAGTTCTCCCTTAGGCTTTTGGAAAGGTGACAACACAACCGTTCTCACCATCTTCGCTCACTTCAATGTGAACTTCTCTGTTTGATCCATAACGCTTACGAATCTCTAAAAACATTTCGTCTGCAATCATTTCACATGATTTGTAGTCTAGTGTCATAACGTTTTCACTGAACAACCGTTGTAACCAACGACTGAACTGAATAAATTCAATCTCACGATCATCATGGAATACTTCGATGCTTACACGGAAGTGAAACATATGTCTGTGCGGATATCCCAGGAACGATACATCATCCCAATCGCCTGTTGCTAGTTTGGGATCATCCAGTGCAGCAGGATACTTGTGTATACCCTCTTTCTGAAATGTAACCCAGATCATGCGCTTGCTTTTGTGTAGTTGTTGACGCATTGCATCTTCGCGCATTGCATCCAACATCATGTTATCCATACCTGCCATTTTTAATGTTCCTGTTTCCAAAAGTGTGCATAGTAGCCTTTGCCGTTGGTATCGCCACCATAATTGTCCAGGTCAACACCATCATACTCTACGCCGTATACGAGATCCTCGCCGTCAGGTGCTTCCTCTGTAGCAAATTTTAACAGATTTTGATTAAAAGGTAAAGCAGTTTCTATTATAGCCTCAAAGAAAGTTCCTTTCTCCTGGCTTTGAAATTGACAAATGTGTTGTCCTTTTTCTGGATACTTATTGCCAAATTCGTGACCTTCAACATACCCATCATGTTCCCAATCGCTTTCTTCTCCAACACGAGATAGAAATTCATTTAGGTCTTCATGTTCGATAGTATCTTCCAAGACATCTGCATTAAAATCTTCACTGCTGACTTTTTCTATAGTAAGATATGCAGCATCCTGTGCAATACTATATGTTGCTTCGAACTGATCAATTGGCTCGTAGTAAGTACTGCCAATGCCATCTTCGTCATGCATAAACAATGCTTCACGAGGAATAGTTGCAGGATCTAATTCATCATAATCTTCTTGCTGAGCAATATCATCTGCCTCAACATCTTCAGCATTGATAATATAATTCACAACATCACTATCGCCATGTTCTTCGCCATGTGCTTTCCAGAAGTCATATGCTTCTTTGCTAATGTTCATGTAACTAGTTTCTGCACCATACCCCCAAAGACGGACACGATAGAAATGTGGGCCTTTAAAAGCCTCGATTAAGTTTTCTTTTTGTTCTAGTGTAGCCATTACACTACCCTCATTTGTTGTTGACAATAATTACTATAATACACTATTCTAGTGTTTTGTCAAGTTAAACTTCCTCAAAAAGACTGGCAAATTGTGTACTGGCATTTATTGTTTTTTTGCCAATGGCCCCACGACTTCCAACTACACGCATCCATAAACGACTATGATCATCAATAAGTTTCATTTGTTTGTCAAAATCATCCAATTCAAATATGCGAGCAATTACATCCTTGACTGCGGTTTCATCAAAGTTATTGTCAACTAGTTGATAAGGATAACTGCCTTCATCATAGTGTCTATTAGTTTCCTGTACACTGCGAATGTGTAGATATATGCTATGGTTCATTAACAAACAATAACTGAATGTATCCCAACTAGTTTTGCCTTCTAACCCTATCTTATTAAGATCACCTGGAGCATACACACAAATGTCTTTTAGTCTCAAGTTCTGTGACATAGGACTTGGCATCCAATTATCATATAGTTTTGCACAATAGTCATCCCAGGGCGTTGTATCATTGCTAAATGCTTTGTCGTCTGGAGCACTTTCCATGATGTATCCCCATTTGTCATTGTGCGGATGCTTATAGTGTGTATACTGCGCTCCATTGCTTACAGCAAGAAAAGGACTAGCACAGTCAAAACTAATAGTAAAGTTCTCATTGTAAAGTTTACGCACCCCACGCTGCATTGCAGTTAGCACACCTGCCCATTCAAGTTTACCTGTACCCAAGACATGCATCCAATCATGTTTGCCTTTTTCGAGTAAGCCATCATGCATCAGTGTTACAATACGTTTTAGGATTAAGTGTACATCACATGCGTTTTGTCCACCCATTGCATAGCCATTGAAATGCGCATCTGGATATTTTTTAGGATCACCAAAATGTTTCATTTGTTCATACCACAAATCTGCTTGTGCATGATTCTCGCCCTGAAATACATTTAAAAACTTACAGTCGCCGCTGCGATGTTTAATAAAGTATTCATTATTAAATGCAGTAGCGTCTGCTGCTTCCTGATATGAACTAATTTGTGCGGCAGCGGCACCTTCTGGACTACGACTTAACCAAGCAGGCACATCCAGGATCATACCATAATCCATGTACTTGTCCATCCACTTTAGTACACCGTCACGTTTCTTCTGTGCTGCAGGGCAACCACTGTTTGCTTTCCAATCACCTGCCCATTTACCTTTACCAATTTGGAATCCACCACTGTCGCCTAACATAAAACTAGTATTGCGATCACGTTCACGATACATCATTTCACGTGGCAAATCTTTGTCAATATCCAGACTACTGTGTCCAGCACTGTGCAGACTCCACTTGTAAGTCCATAGTGCATCAGGTTTAAGGTAATCCAATTTAGAACCATCAGTACCCAGAGCCTCTGGAATACGTTCAGGTAATACACTTGGATTGTTAGATCCTGCACTGTGCTGTGTTTTGCCAGTTACATTAACATAGAATGTGCTAAGTGCTGGCAGGAACACTGCATAGTCTCGTTGTTCTTCTGTTAGGTTAGTTGGTAATATCATGTCTCAAACTTTTGTAATGTATTATATAATTCATAGTCTTTAGTAAATGCTTCTCGTAATATGCAATTACGATGATCTTTTTCTTTTATTATAGCACGAAGTTTATTATAAATTGCAATTTTTTTCGGATCGTTTTCTGCAGGGTTTGTGGGCTCTTCCCAATATTGAAAGTCACTTGTGCCGCCAGTACTTCTAACAAACGCAGTTAAGTCTCTGTAAAATCTATTGGGATCTGAGATTTCATCGTGTGTGTTTCTAGACTGCATGTTAATGTATTTTACATTTTGTGCAGCACCAATAAATCTATGCTGATATTCTGTGTGATCGTCAAACACAGGATTAATCCTTACAGTGTGCCAAAATGCATTATTGTCAAGCAATTCTAATAAATCTTTGTGTGGACTGTCAGTCATACACTGTGAAAATCCACTGATCCATCTTTCTACAGGATCTCTCAGCACAACTATTTTTTTAATAGTATGTGCCAAGAGAATACCATCTACTAGATCATCTTCATGACACATTGTCCATCCATTGTTCGTAAAAACTGTATGACAAAAACTACTTGCATTTTTTGGAATGTTAATCCAAGCATGTTTTAGATCTGGACTTACCATTACTGCATAAGAGCTTGGACGGAAAAAGTTACTCACTACTTGCTCTGTGCTGGTAGTAAGTACCTATACTCTGCAAGTCCACTGTCTACAACAATCTCTGCAACACCATCGTCACTGATCTTGAATGTAGTGTCACCGCCTAGGCTTAAAATCTTGCTAACCTGCTCAACGGGCCATGCCCATCCGCGTGTCGCCTCACCTGCAACGTCATGTTGGAACACAAAGTTACCAGCATGTGTGCTATGGTCACCAAAGTAAAACTTAAGGTTGCCATCTTCTGTTTTAGCAATAAACGTAGTCTCTTCACTGTTAGCACTGATCATAAACTTAAAACGCTGGATGCTTGCTACTGTAGGCTGAAATTCAATACCCCAGTTTACATCACGCATCTTAACTGTTTTCAGTTTTTCGTTAATGATCTCACTTGCCATAAAGCGATAATCGTTCTTAAAGTCGCTGCCAGCATTTTCAAATGCAATACCAACTGGTACACTTTCACCGTTGCGATCTTGCTTGTTAATACTAATGTTAGCATTTTCTGCGTACTCTGGAATACGCAGGATAACACCTAGTTTGTCCAAGTTAGGCATACCAAAAGTACCCATAAAGTCTGCTACTGGTGTCTTAGTTGTGGCTTGTAGAATAACACTACGGTCTTCTGCAAGTCCTTCAAATGTTGTGGTTTTGTCTGTGCCTGTTACTTTAACAAGACTAATGAAGCCAAGCGAATGTGTGTGCTTGACGATGTCGAGTAGATAATCTTTCATCGAAGTTTCCTTATGTTTATAATAGTATTATTATATTTAGGTTTAGGGTAAATGTCAATATTATTTTTAATACTTAATTTCAACCAGCGGCGAGGTAAGTTTTTGACTGGTTAGTTCGCCAGGTTTTTTTACAACTAACCAACTATGGGCATCTTTATAGCAGTGCTCTTTTACAATATCGAAACCCAAGCCATATGCTATATTAGTCATCAGTGTTTTGGTGTTATATGCACGAAAATCATTTGTACAAAAATCAAGTCCTGGCAATTTTTCACAATCATTATAGGTGAAAATATAATGACCACCTGGTCTCAATAGATGAAACACCTGCTGCATTTCTTGTTTAATAGGATCCAGAGGCCAGAATTCATATGAGTTAATACTGACTGCTAGTCCCAATTGCCGTTGAGGTAGATGTGTAAAGGTGTCAGCAAATATAAGACGTTTTTCTGCAAAAAACTTGTTAAATCTATTTTTAACAACGTCTGTATCAACTACATTTCCACTGTAAACATAGAGAGGATCGCATGCAAGCAAACTGCGTGTAAGTTTCCCATCACTGGGATTTAGTTCAATACCTGCCCAGCGCCAGTCACTGTAGTATCCAATTGTTTTTGATATTTCTCTTACTAGATCATCAGTCAGTATTGCTGCACGTTCTGTCATTAATTCAAAACTGGGTACTGTAGCATCGAATCTGCCATAGTCATTGCGCAGTATATTGACTTCTTCGTCTCTTAGGAGACCGGATACTTTTTGTTTTATTTGTTTATGGCTTTCATTATACTTGTAATGAAGTTGTTCCATTTCCGCAAGAATACTCTGGCTTTGTTCATGTAAACTTTTATCTTTAAAGTGTCTTTTTTGATCTTGATAAAAACTATGCTGTCTTTGGATATCAGCAACAACATCTAACTCGTAATCATTGTTATTTTGTTCCATACGAGTAAGCAGTATCATTTTATCCACTAGTTTCATCGACTATACCTCTACTGTATTTATATGCGTATATTACTCAAACGAGAATAAGTCGTCAAATGTATTAGCAGTTTGCGTTGCACCTTTCAAATCCCAGTCTAGTACACTTAATAAGTTGTCAATCTTTTGATCTACAATAGTTGCTTCCATTAGTCCATTATCAAAGGGCAGTTCCTTGAACCACTGTGGCAAATGAGTCTCATCCGTTGGGTAACCTATACTTGTATATCCCAGTGGATTGCTTTTAAGTTTGCACACAATAGTTTTAGCACCATCCATAATCTCTTGGCTGTACTTGTCGCCATTCATCTTACGCATGTTGTTCCAGTTCATTGCTGCTCTAACGTGCCCTGGCATGTTTGCTTTGCCCAGTCGCTTTTCTTCAGCACTGTACTTGGTCAAGTTGTTAACACGCTTGGGTGTGCCTTTTTCCCAACCTGGACGCTCATGGAATGTATTCTTAAACTCTTTTACTTTTTCAATAATTTCTTCGCGCTGACAACCAGTAAGCACATCCAGTAGTAGTTCACTAAGGAAATCCTGCATAACTTTTGGCGTATCACTGCGCTTCAAATCCAAGCCCATTGCTTTTACTTTGCCGGGCTTGCCATCTGTATCCAAACGGAAACCTTCTAGGTCATAGATCAGTGCTGCATAACGCTTCTTAGTAATGTACAGTCCTTTGGTTGCAACAATCTCTCTACCGCCTCGAATAATCTCACCATTCTCACGCGGACAATGAAAAGCACGTTCCATAAACACAGGAAACTCCTCATTGACTTGATCTGCAATGCCATCATATAGTTGTGCAACAATCTCTTTTGTCCACTCTTGCCGCCCTGCCTCAACGTCCTCTCGCATCATGGGCCATGCACTGAAGTACACACTATCAGTATCGCCATACACAATAGCATCGCCTGTGTATTCTTCTTTACCCGTTAGTAATCCATTTACAGTTTCAGCCATGCGTTTTGTAATACAACGTCCTGTAAGTGTTGTGCTTTGTCCTATACGGAAGTCATAGAATCTACAGCCAGGATTTAGAATAGCACCATACAAACTGTTCAAGTTAATCTTTTTAACCAACTGTCGCTTGTCCCAATACTCAACATCACCGCCTTCATCCTTGGCTTTCTTTAGTTCTTTCTGCATAACTTTGCGTTCTGCATACCAACGTTCAAGCAGTGCAGGAATAACTCCCTTGCGTTCATATGTAAAGATAGTGCCATTAGCACTCAGTGTCCAGGGCTGATTACTATCAAACATTAGCCGCCAAACATCATACGCACTTAGCGTATCCTCGTCACCGTTCTCCCAGTCAATAGTAATTTCAGTACCACGCTCCATGTTCATTACTGCGCGATACTCTCTACTTCCAAACTCATTTTCCCAAGCCTGTGCAAAACTTGTACCACTTGCAGTCTTTTCACGCAACATGTGTTCAGTCATTGTTTGACGAAGTTGTCCTACCACAGTTTCTGGACCCATGTTAAGTGCGCGAATTACACTTGGATACAAACTGTTAATATCAATAGCACCAATCCAATCATGCAATCCTTTTTTAGGATACGCAACATATGCACCTGCTGCTACTATCTTTGGGCCATCGTCTCTGCTTTTGCGATTGGGGACAACCATACCACGACTATGTGCGTCATTGATAATTGCTTGCTCTGTTAGTGCAACAGCACCCATGGTAGTCATTAGTAGCACAGTATTCTCATGTGCAAGAATGTTACTTAGATCAATAAAACGTAGTTTCTTATCCAGTTTGTTTAGCAGTGCAGTATCTTGCCTGTTATAGTCAATAAACTTTTCAAAGTCTTGATTGTATAACTGATCCAGTGTGCCTTCATATGCAACCTTGCGTTCATCAAGTTCATGTTCACCAATAGCATCCAGTGTGTAACTGTGACGTTCTTCATATGTGTATTTGCGATACAGTTGCATGTAGTCCAAGTGTACACGCCCTACTAGATCAAATGTATTGCTTTCTTTACCAAAGCGTTCAAATGTGCGCTTTTTGGGCTGTTGTCCAAACAAGCACCACTTGCGGTTGTCATCTTTACTAAGCACACGGGTAATACGATTAATTGTATAGGGTATATCATATCCTTCACTGTTCCAGCCACTTATAATATCTGCATCATCTAACAAGTCCAGGAATACTTCCAGCATCTCTGCCTCACTTGTAAACAGGTATGTGTTGTCAAAACGCTTGCACAAGTCTTTAGCAGTATCCATTGTCATACCACTGGGCGGGATAGCAAGTGTTACAAGTGTATCTGTCCAGTCCAAGTATATACTAATTGCTGTAATTGGATTAAAAGGATCGTCAGGACTACTGTAGCCTTTTTCTTTGTGAAAATCTACTTCAATATCAAAGAACGCTGTCTGTAGTTTAGGTGCTTCTGCTCCTAGATAGTTCTCTTCCAAACAACGGAACACTGGATTGATGTCACTCTCGTATGTGCCTTTGTCTCCTTGTATTTTTAGTTCACGCTGAAACTCTTTGCGATTGCGTGTTGCAAATCGACTTACAGGCGTATCAAAGATAGTTTTGTATTTGCCACGTTGATCATCATAATAAAACACATAGTTGGCACTATACTCTTTGTATTCACGTTTGCCATCTACACGTTCCACTACATGGATACGATCACGTTCCCTATCAAAATAAGCGTCTACATAACTCATTTATTTGCCTTGTGCCATTTGTATATACCCCAACAACTCATTGAAGCCCAAAATACTTCTAGTACTATATTAGCAAGAACTGGCTTATAGTACAAGTTAATTCCTAGGAATATAGCAACTAAAAGATTAAAAAAACTGTAGTTAAATCCTTTTGGATCTATACGATCTGTTTGCAGTAGAAAAAAAGTAAACACTAGTAATAGCATACCTGTTAGTCCAACTAGGTCGCTCCAGTGCATTGTATAGTAATCTACCACCATAGTGCCGCTACTCCATATCCAAACACATTAATGCATGCAAAATAGAAGGTAAGCAACATAATCCATGCTGCTCCTCTGCGCCAACTTGCATACAGTTGTGTAAGACTGCCTATAAAAAATCCTGGATATACAATTAACATATTTGGATTGTCAGCATTTACTGCCAACAACATACTTGCGCCCACTGTAAAGATAAAACTAATTAACTCAAAGCAAAACGCAGTCTTGTCACTGGTGTAACTGTTAATCCAAAATTGTTTTACTTTTTGCACTTAGATTTTGCCTACAGTAGCCAGGATGTTCTCAAGTTCGCTGTATTCGTCACTGTGCTTGTCAAAGTCTGCTTTGTATGCTGTGCGCAATGCTTTTTTCAATACACTTGGTTTAATCTGCATTTCTTCTGCAATTGCTTTGATTGTATCGTTGAGACCATCATTAAGGTCATCGACTTCCTGCATTACTGTAATGCCTTCGTTTACTAGTTGTGTTAGTTTTGCCTTTTCTTCAGGCCCGAAAACTCTGTCACTCATGTGAGTACTCCTTATTGATTATAAGTTATTATACTATTTAAATGCAACTGTGTCAAGATGATTTATTATTTGTTCTTTATCCAAGTGTGTTGGACATTGCGCACATATGTTGTTAGGTTTCCCAAAGTTTGCTATAAACTCTTGTATTTCATCGCTGTTACTAGTGGGAGATATTCCCTTGGGTATAAACTGCCGCCAATGCTCTATATTTGGATTACCAAACTTTGCCAGTGTATCGCTTAGTAAGCCACTGGTACTGCACTTGTATATCTTTCCTTTGTATAGTAAAGGACATGTCTGCTGTATACAACTATTAAATGCTTGCTTGTGATCGCTATAACAAGGCATCATATCTGCGTAGTCATTGCGAAATGTTTTTAGAAAACTCAGTGGTGTCTTAACATGTAACCTAAATTGGTTAGTAGTTATTAATCTATCAATACCATATTCATTCACAGGTCGCCATTCATACATCGTCATTATTTTATTAATTGTATGTTCTAGCAACTCAGGAGTGTGTGCAGTTATTTTAAAACTTACATTTCCCAAGTCATGCATTAGTTCAATAATGTCCCAATGCTTTTCTAATAGTAATCCATTTGTTGTGAAGCGTATCTGACTATTTGGCAAAAGTTCTCGTACACCAATTAGCCATTGTTTAACTTCTGGATTTATTAACGGTTCACCGCCCATAATACCAAAGTCCGGTATATCCAAGCGTTCAAGCCACTGTTCTAGATCACGTTTACCGTATTGCCATTTTACATATCCACTGTGCCTTAAGTCACTATAGTTTGTACAACCCGTGCAACTTAGTTGACATGATTGTGTTATCATTGTTTCTAAAAAAGGTAATACCTGTTTCATAAATGTATTATACTAGATATGTTGTGTAATTTCAACAGTTAAATCACTAGATCCTTTAATAAGTCTGTGATAAACTGCTTCAGGAATGAAATATTCTCTGCCAGGAACTAGTGCCATGGGCAAACGGTTGTCTAACTGTAGACTCCATCCTGCACCTTCTAACACACGAACTGTACGATCCTCAGCATCACGGTGCCAGCAAAGGTCACTGTTGTCTGCGTCTTCTCTAAATGTTCTATGCTTGATGTTAGGTGCGACTTGGGTTTCCTCGTAAGGTTTTACCACCATTGTCCGCCTTTAACTCCTAGGGCCTTGTAACGTGGTGTACGACACGCCCAATAACCTGCTTTTGTTTTGTCATTTTTCTGTTTACATTTATGGCGTGCAACAAAACTTTTAACTGCACCTCTGTCTTTTGCTTTTACACTAAGTCCAGTTGTGTCGCCCCATGATACTTTGATCACGTTGCCTTTTTTATTCTTCGTGTATACATAAAACTTTTTAGGTCCGCCACGCTTTGGACTGTTAAGTTTTACTTTGCGTCCTTGATACTCTGCTTCATCAAGTTCTTCTTCTTCAATCATAGGTACATCAAGTGCTACAATTTCACCTTCTACCATGATACATTCACCAATGTCTGTAGCAATCAGTTCTTGATCTTCCCAATCCAAGTTTAGTTTGTCTGCACACTCGCGCACTTGACGATAGAACTCTGTAAATGCAGTACTGCCTGGACGGAACATGCACTCTGTAAATGGAACACGTTTAGCAACATGCTCACGGATTGCTGCTTGTACATCCTCAAACTCACTCATTGACATTTTAGTAACAGGTTTAGCACCAGGCTTTGATATAGTTGATGTTGCACTAATTTTTTTATTGTTTGCCAAAGTTGCACTTGCACCAAATTCTTTCTGTCCACTATAGCGTTGTTTGGCTTGCACGTTTACCCCGCCAAGGCCCATCTTGGCTGTTTGAGTATAACCAGTCTCTGGGCTACCCTTCACATCAAGCGTAACGCCGCCTGACTTGCTAGTTGCTTGTCCATATCCTGGAGTAGCATCTGGTCTAAATGTTTGTTTTGCTTGAAAGCCGCCAATGTTAGGAGTTGTTATACTGCGCATATTGCCAGAGCGATCTTTTACTACTGTACCACCTGCATCTTTTGTAGTAACTCTGTTTGCTGCTTTGTCCACAGTAGTTTGCACACCCTGTGCGTTAGTTGTATTTACTGGCTGCTCTGTAATAAACTCGTTTGCTCTCATTAGTTACTCACGTTCTTTGCTTTGCCCCTGCGATTCTTATTTGGATCTTTTGCTCTCTTGCGCTTTACTGCACGAGCAATACCTGCCTTGCCGTCCTTTTTGCCATCTTTATTCTTGTCTGCGTTGCGCAGTTTTGCTGCAGCACTCTTACTCAAACACTTGGGTTTTGCTTTACCTTTTGTATCGCCACACTTGCCAATGCGGTTACCACTACTATCATAAGCATCCCAGCCGCCACCACCGGCACCGCCGCCTTTGCCTTTGCCGAACCAGTCACGTAAATCTTCATGTAGTTCAACTATACGCATTATTTCTTCTTACTGTTGCCCCAGTTGGCTGCACCAACCTTGCGACATTTTACTAGTGCGCCACTAGCATATGCACTGGGCCATACTTTGTAGCGTGATTTTACTTTGCGATAACAAGCATCTTTTTCACCTGCTTTTTCATCAAACTGTTCTTCTGTAAGTGATTCTTCAACACTTTCTTTTACTGCACTCTTGTACATATCTACTGCTTTAGCAAAGTCATCATTTGTCATCATGCGTTTTGTTTCAGGATGATCTGGATTATCCACAGCCATACGCACACTACTGCCATCTATGTCATTTTCTTTCTTAAAGTCCATGTATGCTTGCATCTTTTTAGGATCTATTTCACGAGCTCCTTCTTCAATGTCTTCACTGGCTTTTTTAAACAAATCTAATTGTGTGCCCTTTGGAATTTCAATTACTTTAGGCTCTTTTGGTTTATTTCTATCCTGCAATCTAGCCATTGCATCCAAACTTGACCTGTTGCGCAGACTTGCAATACTTTTGTATTCTTCAAGTTCTTCTTCAGTAATGCCTTCGCTCATGCCAGTCACTACTTTCATTGCACGATCTAACATACCCATGTTTTGATCTACACTAATTTTAAGATCTGGATCACTGCGCTT